ATCCTTAATGGCGAATTGGCTGGTGCTGTTGTTCCAGTAGCCGTTGATAGGGATAACCAAAATGCCTTCAGAGGAACGACCAACGACTTTCAGCATCAGTTCGCCGTCAGCGACATTGTTGGAGCCATCCCACTTGTAGCCGGGGATACCTTTGGCGATGAAGGTCTGTGATTTGCCGAACATACGTGATTCAGCACCAGTCACATTGTAAGAGCCAGTACCGATTGTCAGCGTGGCATTGTAGACGGTAGTACCACCGCTAATGGCCTTCTTGTTGGAGCAGTCCATGATAGGAGTAGCCATCACGGGGTGCTTCACGGAATAATCTTTGACCTGCTTCTGTCTCGCCAGTTTCTCCACATCGGTAGTGAAGGTGTAGTTAAAAGGACGGAAACGAACCACGAGGTCGTCGATTTCGTCGTCATTGATGTCGCTATCTTTGACGACCTTTTCGGTAGCAGGCGTACCCGTCAGGTCGGTATTCAAATCCTTCGTGTCGGGGTCAGCCGGTCGGTTGATAGGCTCGTTATCGCCAGCAGCGACAGCAGCCATCGAGAGGTCGGCACCGAAAGCCAGTGCCAACAGCGTAAGCAGAATGCTTAACAGGTTGAATTTCTTCATTTCTTTGTATTGTTTGTAGTTATTAAATTAGGTTCAATCAAATTCTTGGTCTTCGTGGGTGAACGGGTTGCGTCTAATCTTCTTCTCCTTCGGTTTCGGTTCTTCAAGAGCCTTGCCCTGACCACCCTCAAATGTCGGAGGGAGACCCTGCGGGCCTGCACCCTTCGCCAAGGTGGTCTTCACCTTTGCGTTGTGGCCTGCAATCTCACCCTCTTGTCGTGCACTCTCCACATCGCCGTCATAGTTGGCTGCTTTGCGGAGTTTGTCGAAGAGTTTGTCGGTGAACTTTCCGTGCCATCCGTCCTCGTAGATGTCAAGCATCTCGTTCCACATGGCGTTCATCTCCTCCTCTCCGATGTCGTTCTTCTCGCAATACTTGGCGAATCTGCCAGCACTCTCTTTTACATTGCTGTCGCGCTCCTCGCCAAGTTTCTTGTTCGTCTCCTTGCTCTTGGTGTACTCGGAGTAACTGTCTGACAACTTCTTCGCCATCTCTGGATCGTCATAAGCCGCCATGACATCCTCTTTCGAGAACCTGCCAAGGAAACTCTCCATGAATCCCTTTCCGTCAATGGCATCCAAGAACATACCGCCAAACTGCGGATGGTCGTGGACAACCTTGCGGAAATCGTCATCGCTCTGCTTCAACTTGTCGTATGCAGCATTGCGCTCGTTGATACGACGATACACCAAGTCCTCATCCGCTTCGTCATCATCGGGATAGTCCTTCTTGTGACGCTCATAGAAAAGGTCGCGCTGGGTCTTCTCCTTCTTCTCTTCATTCGGAGCGGCCTTCGTTTCCTTTTCATCGGTTTTCTTCTCGGTGTCTTTCGTCTCCTTCACTTCCGTAGTAGTGTTGTTGGTGTTGGTGCCTTCGGCTTTGGTGGTTGCAGTGGTGCCGCTATTGCTGTCTCCGCTGTTGCCAGTCGCTGCCGATGCGCCTGATGTTGATGCTCCTTCCATGATGATATAGATTTGTTGTTTCGGCAAAAATGCGTCACTTATTTCGGCTTTAATCCGTAAAAAGTCAGAAACAACAAGGCATTAAATGAAATTTTTTGAAGATTTTTTGCTTCTTATTTAGAATTATTCCAAATAATATGTATTTTTGCTGCGGGGAAAAACAATATAAAGTGTCGAAACGCCAGCCAATCTACGAGTTCCACGAACTCTACGATGACCTCAACAGCGTTTACAAGGCTGTGCTGCGTGAAGGTCATTACACAACACAACTTGAAGCCTTGGAGGTAGCGGTCAATAGACCGTCAAAGCGTTTCTGGGTGTCGCCCGAACGCCTGTCTGAAGTGGTTAACGCCATTGAGACAGGCGGTGATGCTCGGTTGAAACCGGAAGGATTGCGACGAGAACTCTACGAAGAACTCTACCGCCGCTATGTGGAATACCGAAAAGAATATCCTTTCTTGAGTAAGATTGAGATATGTACGGAGTTGGTCTACCAGCCAGCACCCAAGTTCTATCTCAAGGCATCGTGGGCATTGAAGGTGTTCTATCGTGGTCGCAAGCGTTCCTACCATCATCGTAACCACAAACCACATGACCAAGCCTAATATCTACATATTATACTTATTAGTATTAACCTTGGTGTACTTTGGGTTTGATACACAATGGGCATACACGGCAGATAGCGCATGGTGGACACATCTCACCTTCCACTTCGCACACGGCAACATCTTCCACCTCGCAGCCAACCTGCTTGTGGTGTTCCTACTACTATTCTATCGAAATGACAAGTGGTGGCTGTGGCTTCTATGCTACGACATCGCCACGGCTTGTTCTTTCGTGATATGCTCATCAAAACCAACAGTAGGATTGTCGGGATTACTCCTCACCTACTACGGCATCATCTGCTACAAGGACGGGGCGAGATGGAAGGCTATGCTGCAAACATTGGCTTATATGGTGGTTTCGTGCCTGTTTGCCTCTCGCCTCGCCATCGGTCTGCACTTCATGTGCTTTGCCATCGGAGCGGCAATAGGTGGGATAATGCTTTGGATTTCCAATGTCAAGAGAAAGGAGAAGATGTATGCCTAAGACAAAGTACACCGATGAGCAGAACGAGGTTGCGACCATCATCAACGAGAACAAGAGAAGGCTTCACTATCTACAAGCCAACTATAACCCTATCACGGGAGAGTTCGCCGACCTGAAAGACCCAGAGACCGGGGAGAACCTATATTACCGCAAGCGCACCGAGATACCCGACCACATCATCCCAGTTCAGTTCCTTACCCTTGAAACGAGGCGCAACAATCTATACAAAGCCGTAATGCAACACGGCAGCATAGCGGAATACATCAAGAAGGAACTGAAAGAAGAGCCTGATGATGACATCATACAGTACATACAACGCTCACTCATAGAGGCGAGATACCGCACAGACTTTATCTTTTGGGCTTACATGGAATGGCGCATCAAGGACAAACGAGGTGTTGACGAAAGCAAGGTGTTGACCGAGGAGGAAGCGCAAGAAATCCTACAAAGGCGCACCGAGAAGGACGATGCCTCGCTCATCCCTTTCAAACTCAACCGCGCACAACTTGACCTATTGTCGGCATTGGAAGCGCAACGGCTCAAAAACAAGCCTATCCGCGTCATCTTCGTGAAGAACCGCCAATGTGGTGGCTCTACCCTATCGCAAGCCTACCTGCCGTGGATTCAGTTGGAGTTGAAGAACGGATGGAACTCCGTCATTGTGGCACAAGTATCGTCAACGGCAAAGAAGATTCAGATGATGTACGAGAAAGCCATCGGTCACTACTCACCTTGGCTGCTTGGATTGTCCGAAAACGACAAGTTACGCTTCTCGCAGTACGGACGATCAACCTCCGACTTCCGTATCACCTACGGCTCTGCATCCAACCCACAGACGGCACGTAACTGCGTTATCTCCGTTGGTACATACAACAACCCAGACTCCCTTCCTGGCACAGATATGGCTCTCGCCCACATCTCCGAGTTGGCATTGTGGAAAAACACCGATGGCAAGTCGCCCGAAGACCTCTTTAAATCCGTGGCAGGTGGTATCATGAATATGCCGCTCACGGCCATCATCATCGAAAGCACCCCTCGTGGTAGCGGCAACTACTTCGCCGATGAGTATGCCCGTGCCAAAGAAGGTAAAAGTGCGTACCTTCCCATGTTCATCAAACTGTCATCCAACCCATACGACATTGAGCCGCTGAAAAACTCCTTCGGCTTTGCACGATGGCTGCTCCAAAACAAGGACAACAAGAAGAAGCCGGAGGAGATATTCGGACACAAGGGCAAGCCCTGCCGTGTGACTGGACAGTTCATTTGGAAGATGTGGAAGAACGGCTCCACGCTTGAAAACATACATTGGTATCTGCTCAAACACTTGGAGTTCAGCCGCCACTCCGACATGGCATCAGAGGCACCCGTTGACGACATCGAGGCATTTGCCAACACCGACTCCTTGGTGTTCGACATGTACGATGTGGACGAGTTGGAACGACGCTATGTGCAAGAGCCTATCAAGGTGGGTGACATCTACTCCGACTACACCCTTGGCAAAGAGGTGTTGGAGAACTACACATTTGAGGAGAGACCGGGCGGCACGATGAAGATTTGGGAAGACCCCAACCCCATCAAGATGTCAGACCAATACATTGTGGTGGTGGATATTGGATATTTCTCTGCCAAGGCAGACTGGTCTGTTATCCGTGTTGTTGACCGCTCCGACCTCGCCACGGGTGGCATGGAAAAGACTGTGCTGATGTGGCACGGACACATTGCCCACGACTTCCTTGCTTGGAAGGCGGTGCAGGTGGCCAAGTGGTACAACAACGCACTCCTTGTCTTTGAGAGCAACACATACGACAAGGAACGCAATAGGGAGAACACCGTGGTTGTGGTTGATGACCTTGGTAACGAGATGAACTACATCTTGGAGATTATTGACTACTGCTATGACAATATGTTCTGCCGCTTTGAGACGCAGGCAGAGGACATCGGAAGCAAAGGAAAGAGGCACTACGGCTTCCATACCAACAAGAAAACCAAGCCAGGCATCATCCGTACCCTTGAAGCAGCCATCCGTGACAAGGACTTCATAGAAAGGGATAAGACCACTATTGAGGAGTTCCGTCACTACGAGCGCAAGTCAAACGGCTCATTCGGTGCCATGCCCGGCTGCAAGGATGACCGCCTCATGACCATCGGCATCGCACTCTACCTCTCTCGCTCACCCGAATACGGCTTGGGCATACCGAAGCGCAGAGACCTGCCCAAAGGCGAGAAGAAGGAACACGACTATCACAACACCAAAGGAGAAGCATCATTCTAAAAACAAACTATATGAACTGGTTTCAAAGATTAAGAAGGTACATCATCATCAAGACGGCAGAGAACTACTATGGCCGCATGGCCTTGCAGTGCAACGAACTGCACAAGAAGACACGCAAGCACCACTACATCATCATCGACCCGTGGTGGGGCAAGAAAGTCATCATCACCAACCGTGACAACTTCCGAGCCACCAAGCGTGCCATCAACGACAGCGGCATCCGTCTCGCCGTCAACGCACCCGACGAGGCCATCTTCTCAACCGCCACCATGCCCGATGTGCATAACGGATGCTTCTATTCCTCGTTGCTCAACACGCAGTTGGAGAAACTGATGCGCCACCCAGAAGAGAATGCCAAGGCCATTAAGCACCTCGCCAACGACATTGAGGCGAGGCGCAGGGCCTACATCAAGTGGACATTGGAGAACGCCAAGATTAGCAGACCCTTCGGCAGACTGCGTGAGAGACGCATCGTAAGAAGAGAACTGAAAGCCTACAAGAAAAAGCAGAAGAAAGGAGTTAACAATGGCACATTGTAGATTATTATTCGTAGGAGGAAGAGACAACCTACAAAAGATTTATGATGACTGCGATGACAGTTCTTCGGAATCAAAATCAGAATTAGCATTCGGCGCAGATTCGATTTCCGATGTTGATTGGATTTCAGAGAAAGAAAAAAGTTGGGGAAAAACAACAGACAACTTCACAAAGTCCGACAAGGAACTATATCAACAAATCCTTGACGGTCGTTTTGTGTATTGTTTCGATATTAGGAACACAAAAGACTACGGAGACTTCGGCTGGGTAAACCTAAAAAAGCAAATGGAAGAAAACCCAAGATTGGACTTTGATATAGAGGAAAGGAATAAGCAAAGAATCATTGAAGCAATAAAACAACTACCCGACGACACATTATTCCATTTCGCAGACAGCCATTGGTAAATAAAAAACCCCGCCAAGCCGAAACCTAACGGGGAAAAACAAACTAAATCAACATGAAAAAAACAATCACCTCAATTTGTTTGTCATCCGTGGCTCGAAGTCCACGGTAAGGTACGAGTAACGCTCGTTAGGCTTGAGGTAGGTATACACCACGAAGATGAAGAATTTGTAACTCATCCCTCGCAAGGTGTTCATTCTACCATATTTCACGCCATCCCTGCTGCCATACAACACCAAACGCACAAACGATTGGTCGGCAAAGTGCGTGTAGCGGTGCAACAGGCGAGTGATACTCTTATATTCATCCGTGCCGAATCTGACGGGTCTTGAGACAAAGTAGCCGTATTGGTACAACGCCTTCTCCACATTCTCGCTTGTCACATCCATCGCCTTGTAGAGACTGTTGTCGTAGCCTTGCAGATACAACTCCGTGTAGTTATTCACCACGGCCTGCATCTCCATGTACTCTGCGCTCGGAGAGAATTGCCAAGTCTCATTTCCGACATGGTTAGGGTCGAAACCATTATCAAACTGCTGGTATCTTCCGTTGGTCAGCACCATCTGCTTGCTCCACATCAGAGAGTCAAGCGATAGGACATACTGGTAACTGCGATAGGGGTGTACCAGAAGCACACGGTTATGGGCGTAGTCGTAGGCGAGGAAACTGCTTTGCAGATAGGTCTTGAAGTCATCATTTGTGCTTGACTCCCTGACCATCGTACCAAAGTTGCCAAGATCCCAATCAGAGCCTTCCAACTCATCTTTCGTAACGAAGTGCCTGCCGTCCATCATCAGGCTCATCGGTGCTGGCTTCGTACCGCTGATACTCATCACGCCACGCTGCGTTAGGAACATAAGGATGCGGTTGGCCTGTATCAAGGTAGGCTGCGAGATGCCCTTGGGTTCAAGCAGCACATCGGCACTCACGGCATCCACACCACCGAACTTACCCTCCTTGTCAATTGTGATGGACACGATGCCATCCGAGCAGAAGGCGAACAGCGGATACGGTCCCCATTGCTCATAGGCGGTGTCCAGCACATTGGCTGCAATGCCTATCACCTTCGCCCTGCCGATGTCCTTGAAGTTGCTGGCAGGGAAGTAGAATGGATTGGCAACGCCACTCATCGCAATCACATTGGGCTGCTTGTAGTAGCGGTCTTGGTCGGATGATTCTTGAGGCATTACCCCAGCATAGTTCACAAAGGAATTGTCTTGGAAAGCCTCGTACAAACTTTCAAGGTCTGGCATCAAGGCGTATGAGCCGTGCAACCCTGTATGTTCGCTCATCGGTATCGTAGCCATCGCAATAGAGCCTGCCGATACCCTCACAACAGCCTCCTTGCAGTCTGGATCGGGATAGAAAAGGTAATGCCCGAAGTCATATCTTCCAAGGTTGTTCTTCGACCAACCTATATAGATGGTCTTTTCAGG